TGTGGTAACTGTGATATAATCAGTTTTAGTTTCCGAATCACTACCGGCTGCGTTGGTGACCGTGAGAACTACGGTATAAGTGCCTGCTGCCGAATATGTATGAGAAGGATTCTGATCTGTCGATGTAGTGCCATCTCCGAAGTCCCACAGCCAGGACGTAGGAGTGTTTGTACTTAGATCGGTGAACTGAACGGTGAGAGGTGCAGTTCCAGACCGAGGAGTTCCTGAAAACGCTGCAACTGGTGTTATAGCCCCACTCGCCGGAGTGACCGTGATGTAGCTGGACTTAGTTTCAGTATCGGTTGAAACGGCATTGGTCGCTGTCAGTGTAACTGTGTAAGTGCCAGGGGTAGTGTATCTATGTGTAGGATTTTGCTCTGTTGAAGTTGTTCCATCTCCAAAATTCCAGAGCCACGATCTTGGTAACCCTGTCGAAGTGTCTGAAAATGAGAATACCGTATCAGTTGTCCCGCTTCTGACAGGTGCGATGAAATTCGCATCTATCCGCATGCTGTCGTATTCGAAATTTGAGAATTTAATGGTTATGGGGTTGCCACTCGCTGGACCTTCTCCCTGCGCGAGAACTCCAAAAAACATACAAATGTACGCGCTTGTATGCGGAATATCGTCGCCCGTGTAGTTCCAGTCGAGGATTGTAGTACCGTCTGAGGCAACTACTGAATAGTAAACATAGGAGGGAGTCCATTCGATTGTAAAGACGCAGCCGCTATCGTTTATATAAGGGTTGGTGCTCAGGCAACCATAGTAAATATTTTCAGGGTGCGAGTCGATGCTTGCAGGATGACAGGAAAACCATATTCTTTCATCATACCCAGGCCATTGATTGATTTCAATATCTAGCTCGTTGGGTATGTCTGTGTTGGGATCGTCATAGTAGGTGCAGAGACCCAGGCTCGCGTTTCTCTCAATATTGAGTGTGGGGGAGCTTGCCGTCCATCTTATTCGCCCATATAAATATGGAGTCGGTGTTTCGAATAATGCCCCTTTGTAGATGCCATCGATCTTTTGCAACCTCAGATTGAGGTCGCCGTTGTCGTCAACCCAAGCGTTAGACCGATCAACTCGTGGTCCCTGACACCAGACCCATGAAATGCCCTTCCAGGGCAGCCTGTCGTTTTCTATGTACGTTACCATGATAGCCTCACTCTTCTATCAGTTCAACCTCGCCCTCGAAATCAATACCTACAGTCTGATTCAAAGCGGTAACAAGTGACCGGACAATACTTTTGTCTGCCATGTCGTTCGCCCTTTTCTGAGCCATTTAGATCACCTTATTAATAACACCACCCGCAAACCATGTTCAAACCGTGTTCCCGCTGTTATAATAAAAAATAAAATCATCCCCGTCTACTATTGCGCCTCCTGCCGCTACAGAAACGTATGAGTATGGTACTGCGGATATCGACCACCCTGTATAATCCACACCATTTTTCAAGGCCTTGTATATAGTCATTCCTGGGAACACTAAGTTCGATAATCCTAAACGGTCGCCTGTGCCTACGTTAATAGTGTCTGATGCACCCGATCCAGTTTTAGATGTCATCGTAATTGATAATATTCTCGAATATGCCCAACGCGTTTCAAAACTCCATCCATCTTTTTCAGTAAAAGTTTCTGAAACTTTAGCCCCTAAAGAATTTATGCCCGTTATCGTTATTGAAAACGCTGTAATGTTAGCATGAGACGCGAATGCGAATTTGATACTGCGAGGATAATCCGGCTGTCCAATCAGGCTGAAGGAAATTGGAACGGCTGTACTTAAATCGACGCTTGAACAGATGCTATTTGTGGCACTCGCCTTGACGTCTGTAAAAGTTTCAACAAAACGCCTGAAAACTGCTGTACCTGTAGAATCTGTTATGTTCCCTTTTCCTAATTTATTATCAATAACTGTAGCGTTTGCCTTTGTAATGACGATATCTTGTGCAGGAGTTACACCGGTTGCGTATTGGATAGTATTGCCAATAAATTGACAGTTAGCTCCAGTTATACCGACCGGATTCGTAGTTGTTTTGATTTCTGAGAGAGTACAGTTTTTCACAATTGTTCCGTCTGCTGCCATCGAAATTGCATAACTGTCACAGTCATAAACATAACAATTGTTAAAAATTATGTTTTTTGCACCGGCTAGACACCCGAAACCACGTGCACCAGCTGTACTGGGGTGTGCTATACAGTTTTCATAACTAACATTAGTTGCATTCCCAAGCGAAAAAAACATATATTGTGCATTTACGCCCACACGCGCAATGCAATTAACATAGTTTACATCCATGCAGTTGTTTGCATAATAGTGGTTAAGTAAAACCGGTCCATTTACAATGCAATTTGACACATTGACCCCTATTACATCCTCTACATATATCCCGTACATAGAGGTTTGGTTTACGATAACATTATTAATATTTATGTCTTGATTATAGATACCATCTAAACCATGTGTACCATCCGCCTGCCATTCCACACACACTCCTTCGAGCCTACTGCCCCACGTATTCACGTTATTAATGTTAACAAATTTTGATCCGTTTGCGATCATTATACAGTGTCCACTAATATTAGATATTGACACGTTGCTAATATTCACATCTGTACAGCCACGTATCCCAAAACCATCAGAGATAGTTGTTCCGCTCCCTGAAAGATCAATATAACAATTGTCAATTACGAGTTGAGTTATGCCGTTCAGGTCAACTACATGATTACCACGTGCGGATTTATCAGTATCGTAAAAATCACACTGTATTATAGATACATTTGACGCAACTGAAGAAGCCGTTTTTATCGCACATGCGTATGAATTTGTAAAATATACTGATTCAACTGTAATATTTGATACCGTGTACGGGATTGATAGTAGTGCGCTCTTATTTGCTGCTGAAGTCTGTTCGTTACTATTCCCGTCAAGTGTTACATTTTTTATTGTTATGTTTGAGTGCGATTCTCCTGCTTTTCCAATCGAAATTATTGAAGAATTTGCAGCATTATTCAGTTTGAGTACAGTTGATCTCCCTTCGCCCTCTAATATAATATCATCAACGTTACACGAAATGTTTGAAACATTATATGTTCCCTCTAATAATAATATTCGTCCTCCAGTTGCCGAAAGTGCGCTGATAGCTGCCTGTATCTCTACTTGATCATCTATCCCATCACAGACATGATCAGCCTGTGCCTTGCTCTTCGCGGAACTATTAGAAGCAGCTACAACAATAGTCGCAGAACGAGTTATTTTGTGTGTCGCGGAAAGATTAGAATTTTGCACGGTCGTAAGAAGGGCATCAACTGTCTCCCCATCTGGAATTATGCTTATGTAGTTTGCCATTATATCACCATTCCGTAAGCTTCTAAAAATTTTGTTACCGATCCATCAAAAAGAAGTGAAAAATCAAAATACGCGCCGTCGGCAGTTGTATATGCTGCCCCGTCTGCTGTTACAAAATGATAAGGATGTCTCCCCAATATATCAGGAATTAAGTCTGAATCTGTGTCCCGCGTTAAATCGCAGTGAGTGATTTGCCCGTAGTAGATAAGTCCATTACCGGGGAATAAAATTAATTGCGTAATATATTTGTCAGTAACATTTACAAGAAAGTTTGTTTCGTCTGCTGTGACAAAGTTCACACCGTCAGCCGTTTGGAATTGCGCTGAGTTTATCACTACATTGGAAATTTTATATTGTAGTTTTTTAGGTTTGTGTGTAAATAAAAAAAAGTTTAATACTGTTTTAGCAGGATCATATAGAGCAATCCAAGGTTTTATCATATATTGTAATTCTGCATCAGTTAGCGTATATGTACCAATTTCAAGAACATCTCCACTTCTGGAAAGTGTATACTCATTTAAGTTTGAGAGAATATCATGATTTCCTGTTGGAATTACTAAGACTTTGCCCTCTGTCTCGATTGTGATAGACTCCCCCTGGGGATCTATTCGCTTGAAGGGGGCCGAAGGGGTACGTAGTATCACTTTAAGCCCTCTGTGATATTATAACGCTGTATTTTGTCGCGTTTGTGGTGTCATGGTTAGTAGCCTTAAAGATGAGGAAAGCAGGTACTATATCGACGGGGATCTGAGCGACCCTTAAAGCTGTGCTTAAAGTAACTGGCTGCAGGGGAGCGTTATTAACCCCGTCAGGGGATGAGCCTACATTTACCGTTAAATTTGTGCTGTCTCCCTCGTTTACCACATAGATAATTATCTGGTTTAATGTGTCTTCCAGTTTCACGACTACCGGATCGTTGGTAGCCCCAGCGCTTACTGCTGCGCTGCTTATTACTTTCACACTGTTAAAGCTCATTTAAACCACCGTTTTTATTCTGGTATAACTGTCCCTATGCCCTGCATAAGCTGGGCCCGGACTGCGTCTTCTAGTGTTGCCTTTGTGTTATAGAAGGCTGAGATAAGCCGGTCCCTGCACTCGTCGAGCCCTGAGTTTTTATTCCACTTGACCTTAACCCTTTTAGCCTGGGATCTGTCCTGATCCTTCCCTATCACGGAGGCAGTAACCTCGAAGATCTCAGGGGTTATGGCCTGCACCTCGATAGAATCGGCGATAATAATTTCGTCCTTGTTAACTCCGACCTTCTCGTACTTCGACGGATCGCCTGAGAAGATTACCTCCGGGATAGTTACGTGGCTCATGCCGTAATGAACCAGCTCACGGTAAGCAATTTTTTCAGCTTCCTTCCTGAAATAATCGATAGCTTCCTCTTTTGCCAGGGTCAGAGCCTTGTTTAGACCCTGCATCGTTTGCTCTTTCGGAATGACAATAAAATCTTTTTGCGGGTTGCTGCCGTCTGCGTAGGTATTAGCAGTATCCTTTAAGACAATATGGATAGCTCCCTCGTCGTCCACAGTATAGGCTGGAGTGTTTGCAGGTACTATATTAATAGTTACCATTTTTTAACCTCTTTTAACCTCTTTATATGATCGTTATTCTTCAGCTTCTTCCCCGTTCACTAGATAGAAACCGCTCCATTTTCGGAACTCGTCGCGCTCTATAACTCCAGTATTATACATTTCCTGTACCTCTGAGGCTGTGAGCTTGACCTTTGAGAGCTCCTCGAATTTTATTTCGATTGAGTCCTCGGGCTTCCCTTTAGATGCGAGCCAACGGTTAACGAAATCCTGGGTAATATTCTCGGTGATCTTCTGCAGGCCCTCCAGGACGACGAGCCGGTCTTCTTCTACCAGGTAGCCGCTCGCGTAGGTTGTCCCGCTAGCCTTTCCCATCGTTAGGGGGGTCTGGAATAACCCGAGCTGGATTTCGGTTTCTAGCGACTCCTTAAAGCCCATGACGTCGAGACTGCCTTTTGCGTCGATCGGAATAACCTTTAAACCGATTGCAGAGATGTCCTCGTTTTCTGAGAGGTTTTTATTATCTTCGAGCCATTCGTCGTGAAGCTTCCCGGCGTCCTCCGGGGTTATAATCTCAGCTTCGACGAGCTTTTCGAGCATAACATGATCGTAATGATAACGCCCCATCCCATAGCGTTTCACAAAAGAGACATACCCCTTATTGATATTCAGCAAATTTCTTATACTGAGCTCTAGGGGATCGAGTAAGCTTGACCCATAGAGCCCGATTGTTTCACGCTGCTTAATGTCTTCCTGCACGTAGTCCCAGGGGTTTAAGTTCCCGATAACTAGGTCGGAAGGGTCGAAGGTCTTCTGAGATGTAGAGCCCTCGTTTATTACTACTGTGGCGACAGGTGCCTGCATTACATCGGTAGGTCTGTCATTTGGTTTTACTCCTTCCGGTAGTACGGTGGTATAAGGCATTAATAAAGGGTATAGCGTGAAATGTGTTTCATCCCCGGCAGGCTTTCCGATGATTATACCGTCTCGACATAGTAACCGCCCGATCGTGGCGACCTGCTCGTTAAGGTTTGCTTTCTTCCTCCAGGTCTCAAACTCTTTAATTAGGGTTTTTTTCTTGCTGTCTGCGCTCATCCCCTTAGACAGCATAAGGCCAAGTTTGTTAAGAGGGACAGAGACGTAAGGGGAAGCCGTGCTGAGCTGCTGATAATATCTGAAACGGTTATTAGTGTCGAAATTTGAAATACCGCCTATAGTGCTGGTTTTGTCGTGCTTTGTTACATTAAGGGAGGCACCCAGCCGGATTTTAGAGCCTGCGGTCTTTGCTGCGGTTGTCGTTTTAGAAACCATGTGTGGGAAACCTCGTATTTCATCTGTTCACGCTATTAAACATATTATATGTTTGCTTGTATAAAAGAAATTGTATAAAAATATTAAGCTAGATAAAAACTAGAAAATGAGATTAAGATCAGGAAAACGGATATTTAACCAGGAAATTGTCGGGGATATTTCAATGAATCAGAATAAAAACCAGGGAAAAGTCGAAGATCTGGAGAAGGACCAGGCCGAGCAGTCTAAGAATAAGGATAAAGAGCACCTATACGATTTTTATAATGATGTTAAGATATAAAAGGAAGCAGGCCGTTTTATAATACGGTATCCACTTCCTAAACATTGCACCTAAAAAACGCCACATCTCCGTTAATGGGTTTCCTGAGAGGTGGACCCCCTGGGATGTTTGCATCCGTCCCAGGGTAAAAACGATTTTCTCTTTTAAAATACGAGAATATAAAAGAATTCGGAGCTTTGCGTTTTCACGGACCACCTAGACAAAAACCTTTTATACTGGATTCCTTTAAAAAAAGATATCTCTTATTATCTCTCTATTACTTTATACGAATACGTATTCGTATAATTAATTAATTAATTAATAAGAGACCTCTTTTTTTTGGTATCTTTTATTTAAACGTTTCTATTAATTTGTTTCGTTTCGTTATCGAGTGCCTTATCTCTTTTTCCTGGATTTACTCATAGACGAGTAATTAAATTTCTTTACTTTCTTTTTGCTTTCTATCACTACCTGGAAAGCGTAGCTTATGTTATCGACCTGGTCGTCGTGTTCTCCGTAAGGGAAAGCGACGAGCTCATCTTCTAGATCCTGGACCCAGGGAGCCTCAGCTCGAAAGAATATACGCCCGGCAGCCATTCGAGCGGCTGCAGGTATAGCCCTCGTTACTTTGTCCCTAGTCCCTGGCTTAAGCTCCTTAACTGGTAGGCCCTCTTTATCAAGAAACTGATAGAGAACTTTACCAGCTCCAACGCTTTCGACCCATTGCGAAGAGGGTCTCCATTTAAGATACTGCTGCCAGAATAGGTTTACCTGGTCCGGGCTTTCGAGCCTGAGCCTTAATAAGTCAAGTAATACCAGGTCGTTGTCTGGAGTCATCGCCCATGTCGCCAGGACAAAATAATCAGCCTTTGAGCTGGCTGTCGCAGCAGGGTCGCAGGTCTGGAAAATCTCGCAGTCATCATATAGGAATTTCCTTTCCCCTAGGTCCACCACTCCGCCCGCTAGGGTAGCATACCGGAAATACTGAGTTTTGAAAATTGCGCCCTCTTCGTCCTGGGGTGTCTGCTGGTAGAGTGCAGCCCACCAATAAGGCCCGAGGGTTTCTTTAATATTTTTGAGTGCTGCTTCATCAAATCTCTGCCTAAAGAGTGCCTCGCCGGGTTTCCTGCCTAGCGGATCGTTTGACCCTGCTAGAGCTGGCAGGTTAATAACGGTCCACTTATGCGCCTCATCTTTGAGGAGCTGCCCGGATAAATCGGCATCATGCCATCGAGTTTGAATAATGACCACGGACCCGCCAGGCTCCAGTCTCGTAAATGCCGTGCTTTTAAACCAGTCCAGGGTCTTGTCTCTGTATCTCTTGCTCAGTGCCTGCTCTGCATTTTTGACCGGATCGTCGATTATAAGCAGGTCTGCACCCTTTCCGGTGATTGCTCCCCCTACTCCTGCGGTCATCATCCCGCCAGCATGTCCTTGTATGTCCCAACGATCCCTAGCAGATGAATTAGAAGCGATTTCTATGCCTAGTTTAGTCGGTCCATGCTCTTGTATCAGAGAGCGGACCTTATAGCCCCAAGAGGCTGCAAAATCAGCTTCATAACTTGTCAGGATAACCCTTTTATCTGGATACTTCGAGAGGTACCAGGCAGGAAAGAATTTCGAGGTTAGTTCGCTCTTTCCGTGTCGCGGGGGCATGAAAATCATTAGGTTTTTAATAACGCCTGCGGCTACCTGGACCAGATAAGAGTCTAATAAAAGCAGGTGATCGGCAGGGTACCACCTACCACCAGATAAAGAATAAGCCAGGCTCGCGGGGGAAACATTCACGGGGGGTGCTGGCAAGCAGCTCATCATCATTACTTATAGTAACACCGTTAACAAAATAAATATTCGTGTATAGATGTTAAGAGGTGCCTATTTTACTTAAAACAAAATTTTATATTAATAGGGTCGTCCTCTGGGTGTGTAGCGTTCCAGGCTGCCTTTAAAATGTTGTGAACGGTCGCCAGGACTTCCTGGTCTACAACATAGTTAAGGGTTTCTGCAGCTCTGAGCTCGGACTCTGAGATCCCGCTCTTTTTGATCCTCTTCTCTGCTCTGGCCCTCGCGTGCTCCCATTCTTTCGATGCCCTGATCGTCTCGGGGGTCACCGGTAGGTGGATCACTCGGTCCTCTGTCCTTATGACCGCTTTTTTAATGTCGGCTATTTCTTTCCTTAGTGCTGCGATTGTGATTTAATAGCCTCCTTGAGTTCCTGGATCTCGGCCCGCAGCTTGTCGAGTTCTGCGTCCTTAAGGATCGCGTTCTGGACCTGTAAAGCCTGTATCAAGGCTCTTATGTACCCTAGCTTAATCGAGTCTCCTTCCTGGACCCTAAAGCGTTTTACATTGATTCTTTTCTGCAGGTTGTATATTAATTCGGAGTTGGCCCTTAACAATCTATCCCGCGTCGAAAAATCCTGGTAATCATCTGTTCTGCTGTTATCGTTTTTCATAATATCTCTTCAAATAGTTTTGGCTTTTAACTGACAGTATATTATATTCCTAAATATTTATACATACCTGTAAATTAAATTCGATAGCTGCAGGCCCTCCATGAGAAAATTTTATAATAAATAGACGCCCTCTTTTAAGTTGGTCATTTAAAATATGCCTCCTGGTCCAGGGGGAAGGGTCGCGCCTTCCTCTCTCCAGGTCTGTTTATTCTCAGGCGATTTAAGAGCTTTTTTCAAGATGGTTAAAGGGTTATTACCTGGAAGGCTCTAAAAGTCCCAGGAAAAGGACGAGGTGAGCCTTCAGGCTCACAAAAAAGAGTTTATTTTACTAATTTTAAGGTGCTCTGCGTCGGGCTTATTATATCGCCCTTCTGCTTCATCTTCTTAATTAAACCCTCAGGGTCTTTTATGCCAGCCTCCAGGCTCATTTCGATGACTCTGTCGAGCTTTGCTTCCTGGTGTACTATATCGGCTTTAGAGAGTCTCTCTATGATTTCCTTGATCTTCTTTATGTTTGACCTCTGACTCCCTGACGTCCCAGCCTCCAGGACAGTAGCGTCTAAGGCCCCGGTATCCGGGTCGATTCCTACCTGGCTTAAATTGTCAATTAGGAGCTTGCAGGCTGCGACAGCATCTTTTAGGTCCACGGTAGAGGATAACCTCATTCTTGCGTGAGCTGTTGCGAGCCTTCGGGCTGCATGTAGAGCTCTAACCGTCACGGGTACGGAGTCCTTTACCTTGCTGCTTTCGTTCCTGGTTGACACGTAGAATTTTGCTATGTAGTCCCTAGCCTCTGGCGTCATTACCGGGAAGCAGTGTGTTTTCGCATAAGCTATGTATTTCCTGAGCAATTCAAGATCTATTAAACCCGGCCCGTTTCCGTCTGTCCTCTCGTCCAGGACGTATAAGGCCAGCTTCTCGTCGAAAGCCTGGTCTGGCACGTCACGGATAACATAAAGTAAATCCATTCTGGAGAGGAGAGCGTCCCCCAGATTAAATTGAGTTGCTATACTTTCGTATTGATCATACCGCCCATACTTTGGATTTGCAGCTCCCAGAAATGCGCATTGAGTCGGCAAGTGTGCAAAGACTCCAGCTTTAGCGATGTCGACGCATTGCTGTTCTAATGCTCCGTGGATCATAGACCTATCATTTTCTTTCATTTTATCGACTTCGTCAACGCAGCAGATACCTCCCTCGAAGTCCTCGGACCCGCTTACCATAGTGAGGGCCCCGGCTTCTATCGCCCATCTACCATCGAAATCGTCATGTACCGCCGCGCCAGTAAGCCCGGCACCGCTCGCAGACTGCCCGGAAACCATTATCGCCCGTGGTGCGAAATCGGCAACAAATTTTAGAATCTGGCTTTTTGCGATACCTGGGTCGCCTACAATTAAAATATGAATGTCCCCGCGCTGCCATGTCCCGTCGTTAAGCCGCCGCCCAGTCCCTGAAAATAGCTGTAAAGCGACGCCCTGCTTAACGTTTTCCATCCCGTAAATCGAAGGCGCGATCGAGTTATATATTATTTTGTCGATGTTCGGCTTCTTCGAAAGCTCGAGGATCTGCTTTTCCTCCTCCTGGCTTATCGGGATGTTCTCGAAATCCCTGGTACTTTTCATTATCGAGTTAGCCACCAGGATAAAATCTAGAAACCTTGTTTTTTTTCCGTCTTTCTTTACCCTCGGGCGTCCCTGCAGGACTCCGACGATTACGACTTTATCGCCAGGCTTGCAGGCTCCGGCAAGTTCCTCGCTGCAGGCAACGTATAGAAACTCGGGTTGTCTGCCTCTGAGCGTGTCTAGTGGTTCCTGGATCTTTAGGATCTGATAGTCGATATATTCGCTTTCATCCTCTTTGATCTTGAAAGGCCCTTTCTTTCCGCAGGTGTCGTTTTCGCAGCCCGCGAAAGGTTCCTGCAGGGCGTCAGTCTCTTCGCTCTGCTCTACTATTGTAACATGTCCGCAGCGTAGACACTGAAAAGCCGTTTTAGTCCTGACTGGTCTTATCTCCGTGGCTTTAGAGACCACGCCGAGGACCGATATCAGCTTATTAAGGTGTTCTTTCCTGAGCCTGCTTATAGGTATCTGCCATGCGTCAGGCATGGAAGTTATACGGACTTCAATATCTGGCAGGTCTGTAGTCGGAAAAGACATACTAGCGATTGCCTCTTTAGCTGCGCTAAAAAACGTGTTCGGGTTATTTATTAGATACTTCGCAAGGTCTAAGTCGTAATTTTCGACATGTCTATACTCTACGTATAAGCTTTTACTCTCTGGGTACTCATAGCATAATTTCAAAAGTTCTTCCCAGTAGCTACCGGGGACTCTTTTCTCACCAGGTTTCGCGAAGTTGAAAACCTGATCTTTACTAAAAAATCTAGGGAGGGTAACCTCCGCTAGGGTTTTAAAATTATATTCCATTGCACCAGCTCCAGGATTTTTACAGATTTTATAGATTATAAAAGAATCTGACCTCCTCTTCCGAAGGTCGGAATTTATGTTCAGTGATAAACGCCTTAATTTCTTTTGCAGGTATGCCGGTAAGAAGCTCCAGCCTCTTAAAGTGATGAGCTCCCATATTGCGTCGGTGGAGTTCCAGTATATTCATAGTTTCGACGACTGCCTGTTCCCTGTTGATTTTTGCGAGCTGTGCTTCTTCCTGCTGTTTACTTGCCTGGGCTTCGAGCTCTTTTAGTCTGTGAAGCTTCGCGGCCCTTTGAGCCTGCAGTATTTCTAACTGCTCGTCTATCTTCCTTATATCGTCTTGAAGCTGGGGAATTTCGGACTTATAAGCCGTAATTTTGTCTAAAAGAGCATTCCGTATAATAGAGGACCTGCTTTCTGGTAAGTGCTCGGCGGCGTCCCATATCCATTTTTCGATTTGGAAAGACCTTTGAATTTTTACCCGGTTCTCTGGTAGTATTGCGTCGACCTCCCCCTCCAGGGTAAAACCCGGCGAGGCGTCCAGATTAGTTATAATTTCATTTAAGTTTATACCTTTCTTTTCTTTCATTTAAATTGGCTCCATGTCTGGTTTTTAGTTGCTAGTCGGTATACGAAGTCATATAAACGTTAATTATACGACTTCGTATAAACTGCAATTATACGAGACAGTATAATCATAATCTATACTGCCTAGTATAATCGGTTATACTATTTCCTTCTCTGGGAAGTCTCTGGGAAAATTCTGCTTAAAGAACTTCTCTACGAGCTTGTTAATATGCAAATTGTTTCTATCTGCGATCTGCCGCAGAGATGCATAAAACTCCTCGTCTACCGTTATTGTTTTGGTTCCTTTCCTAGACATTAGTACCACCTTCTTATATTATTACAATACGTACATATGTACGTATCATATATAAAACTTTCTATTTATGTCTGAAAGTGAAATATTCCAATAAATCGAAACACCTATTCAATATAAAGACATATTATATAATATAGAGGAATTATATTATTCAAAAATCGTTATCTGTTTCCGTTATTTTTAACCTTTTATTTTTAGAAAAACTTCTATAAGTGAACTACCCCACGCTGAAGCAGTGGGGCTTCCTGGTTCATTCCCTGAACTTTTGTTCACAAGTCCCCAGGCCCTTCCCCGCGTTCCGCAGGTGTCATATAACTATAAGATTTTGATCCTGTAAAGCGAATTTTTTAATATTGATAGCTGCATTAACATCTCTATCATGAGAAGTATTACAAGACGGACAAGTCCATTCTCGAACTGCTAAAGTCAATTCCTTATTATGATAGCCGCATACATTACAAAACTTAGAAGATGGTTCAAACTGC